CTAATGGAGTTACCACCATAACTATAGCTAGCAAGTGCTGCATCTGTTGCTGCATTACCAGAGTAACCAGTACTTACAGCTTCACCAGTACTTGTGCCAACTCCTTGACCTACATCACCTAAAGAGTCGCCAGTATCCTCACGGAAGGTGTAGCCCCTAGCTTTGCGTTTGTAGTCTAATATATTCATGTTGTGCTTTCAATCTAGTCATCTGCGGTAACGACCACCACCAACTTGTTGTTCTTGGTCCATCTCACCTATTCTAAAATCAACTTCAGCAGAGTCTAGGCGAAGAGGTACATTGCTAGTACAAAGAAATTCCCATGCTCTACGGCGATCAGATCCACTTAAGTAAACTTGGGATCTAGAAGCATTTAAATTTATATCTCGGTAAGTAGACCAAGTGTTGTAATCATCACCACTGTGGCGTACTTGCATAGTACCTGCTACTTTATCACCAATAATTTCTAATCTTCCATAAAACTTACGTTTAGTAACTCCATTGTCTATAACATCTGTAACAGTACGACAAAAGATAGCAAGACTATTATCTTGGTAGGTGTCTATATCAAAGTAATATAAATTTGCTACGTCATCATCAAGTGCAAAAGGAACACTGTTTACTTCAGCAAAGAATGATGGTCTAAAAGAAGACTCTACTAATACTCCTGGATTAGGTTGGTCACTAGAAGCAATAGCATATTGTGTCCATTGATACCATAACTTTTCATTTAAATCATAGACTATTGTTTGATTAGTATTGTGTAAGGTTAGGATATAAAGTGTATGACCACCAAATTTATAACAAAAAGCAGTGACCTTGCTTAAACTATCTGCTTCCAAGTGTTTGTCTATGTTTACTGTAGATACTTTTACTGGTGAGACACCATCCATTAGGAATACACAACGACCATGTGTTTTACTAGTTCCTATCCATAGGACAGTATTGTCTGCTGATACTATGCTATCACCATTAGCACAACCTATCTCGGTAGTGTAGCTCTGTGCTAACGATAGAGGTGAGCCTATAGTATTAGCATTGTCGTAATAGAGTTGTGTGCTTGTCTCACCAAAAGCTACAAGATAGTTTAAGTGTTTAGTAATACCTACAAGAGTATCTGTAGTTTGTTCAAAGACTATGTAATCTATTGGGTCCCAAATTGTTGGGTTGCCTACAGTAGAATTGTAAATACGATTACTTGTTGTAGCAATGTATATGTAGTTATTTAAAAATACTACTCCAGATACAAATGGTCCTGCAGGAAATGCACTAAGACTAGGAGTTAAAACCCCATTAGAACCAGTGTCAGCAAAAGTAATTGTTCCAGTTACTGCTATTGTGTGAGCAAGATCTACAGTAATAACTAAACCATTAATATTTGTAACTACTGCATTAGGTGCTACCCCTGTACCAGTAACATGCATACCTGTAAAAATACCTGTAGCAGAACTAACTGTAATATCAAAAAAGAATTGAGTTCCTGTTACCAGTTGGTGTTCTGTTTATAGGTTTGTTAATAGTGCAAGTAGGAGCACTAACATACCCACTACCAGCATTTGTAATAGTTACATCAGTAATACTTCCAAGAGAAGAAACAGTAGCAGTAGCAGCTAAAGCACCACTAGAAAAAGTAAGTGTAATACCTGAACTGTAGTTAATACCCTCATTGTCAATACTTATATTAGCAACCTTATCATTAGTAATAGCTGTAAGTGTTCCTGCTTGATTTAAGAGATAACCATTTACAGTATTATGAAAGAACAAAAAAGCATCTAAGAAAGTTCTAACAAAGTAGTTTTTATTTGTAGTTGATGAAGTAGAACCTAAAGAAGTTGTTACATAGGGAGAAGTACTTAATGTTTTATATACTGTGTTATTAATAACAGATATTAGTGTATCAGCATAGTTAACCAAGCCTTGACTAGGTGTTGTTGCAGGAGGAACAGTAGCTACTATTTGTTTAGCTAAAACAAGTCCAGGTCTTTTAAGATATTCTCTCTTTTGATCTCTACTTTCAAATACACAATTAGAAGAATAGGAATCTTTAAGAAAGGTTCCATTTCTACTTTCAATGGGTTGAGTAAGTGGGATTCTTTCAGTAGCCATTATTAGCTCCTGTAAGCACTGTAACCAACAGACCTATAGTCAGGAGTAAAGAATGTACTAGTAGACTCTACATCCCAATCTGTAAGTAAGCTTCTGTATGCTTCTGCCCTTTGAGTAAGCTCTTGTCTAGCGTTCATTGGAACACCATTATTCAAGTGCTAGTTGGTCTGCAAGATTCCAAACTAAACAATTCATCCACTCATTAGGAAAGTTTGGTACTTCTAAAGCAGAATTAAGATCGTTTAGAGGTAGTTGAACTACCAAGTGGAGTGCTTTATAAGTACTAGTATTAACATCGGGTGTTAAGTATACATATAAAATACCATTTAGTTGTTTAACACTATAAAATATACTGTTAGTTGTTCCAGTAGAAAACTTAGATCCTAATGTGTTGTACTCTATGTTTAGATATTATCATTACAGGAGTATCAATATAAATAGTAGTTTCAGTGCTTCTATAAAAACCTTGAATAACTTTTAGGGGTTTATCTGTAATAGCAACAGTAGGTGCTAGGCTATCATACATTAGAGTTGATGTAGTTCCTCCTAGTACATAAGTAGTTTGATTTGTTGTAAGAGGAATAATAATCTCTGTGTTCTTCCACAGTTTTAATCCTTCTACACTTAACTGTTTAATAAAAAGATTTAAAGACAAAGCAGCATTAGCAACTGTATTTGCATCAGGCGTATCTCCTATTTCAAGTACACCTAATTTACGAAGTGCTAAAGAAATAATTTGATCTCTTGTTACAGTGTACGTAGAACTCATAGTTATCCACCAGTTAAAAAATCATTTAATCCAGGATATAGTTTACCTGCTACAGCACAGCCAGCAATAGCTGTAGGAGGCATAGCTATAGAACCTTCCATAGTACACACAGGACGATATCCATTGTCTATATCTGCTCTAGCACACTCTGCTTCTCCGTAGTCAGCGATACCTTGACAAGTAATAAGAGTACAAACAATAAGTAAATGTATCTGCTTGTTCTGGCCTTGTAAATGGTGGTACTTGTTTGTCTGCTACACCTTTTACAAAATCTTGGGGTTGTCTAGTTTCCCAATCCCCTTGACAGACCATAAGTCCGTCCCATCTTTTTTCTAAGTCAGTGTTTTTTATAGTCTCTACCACAAACATCACAAACAGCTTTCCAAGAACCGTTGTCCCACCTTGTTTTGTACGACATAGTATTTCATCCTATAAATTCTACAACAGAAGTATAGGGTGCAGCCTCAGTAAAGGTAATTGTAGTAGTTGTGGTTTCAAGATAACTAGTACCTAAAACTTGTCTAACACCATTAATAAAAACATCTAAGGTATTAGCACCAACATCATAAATAAATGGAACTGTAAATACTGTTTGACTTGCTGCAGCAGTAACAGTGCCTCGTTGACGACCTTGGTAAACATAGTTGTTAACATCGTTTAACCAAGAAGCAACTATAGGTGTACTTTGATCAATAAAATAGGTGCTTGCCATTTTTGTTCCTAATAACTTTATTTGTCAGACTTTTTATTCCACATCTCAAATAACTGCTTGACTTTTTCTTCTAGCACTGCTACTCGCAAATCAAGCTTTGCCAAGACAATGATCAAAGTGATGATTGCCAGCAGTATGGGCCATGCCTTTGACAAAATGTCAAAGAAGTCCATTCACTTAACGCCTCGCTCAATCAACCTATCTAGCTTGGCATCCATGCGTTCAAGCTGCGCCCGTTGCAGCAGTGTGGCATCCCGCTGGGCCAGCAGTTGAGTCTCAACAATCGTCAGTCGCTGCTCTATCTTTGAAACGTAAGCCAGGACTGCCCCGATCACTACTATCGTGCTGATGACATGGGTTAGCTGGATTTCTTTTTTAAGATGCCAGCGCTCGGCTCGACGTTCAACTAAAGTTTCCATTTGTCTTTTATAGGTTATTCAGCGGCTCGTGCCTCAACTTCATACGGATTCATTTTATACCCATAGCGCAGTAGCCAGTAACCATACTTGATTGTGTACAGCACCTTGCCATCCCGCCGCATCTGTTCCAAGTGCATCATTTCGTGCCTGATAAGCGCATCGTGTTGCTCGTAGCCGGGGGCCATGTAAATCATATTCCAAAAGCTAGTCCAACCCTTGAATCCGCAAAGGTTCATGTACAGCAGGATTGGGCCTTTGGCGGTGCGGATCATGGTTTGGAAGTAGCTCAAATCCAATAGTTATATCAATCTTGAACCATTTGCTGAAAACACTCTCGCCTGATAAGTAACTGAAAAAGCAAAAAGAGATGTATTGGTCAAAGCGGCGTTTGTAACATTAGTCGCTGACGCTCCTGCAAATAACAAATTTTCTAGCACAAGCTCGTTAGCATTTGTTCGCCCACCAAGAACACCAGTTAATGTTATGCCAGTGACATAACTGAAAGACATTGACCCGCCAACAGCAGTTACAGTCTCAAAAGGAATTCCAGAAATAGTTACATTACCAGTAGCAACACCTTTTGATGAAAGTTGAATATAGCCACTTAAATTAACACTTTCCCCGTTTCTGGTAAACACACCAGATCGTGTTACATAGGTTATTCCGGTTGCCGATCCACCTATTTTAAGTTCAGGTGTCCAGTTTCCTGAAATACACGATCCACCGTTTATTACGCTATTATTAGTTCCTGAATTTGACAATCCAATATATACTTGGTTATCAATTCCTGGGTCTGTACTTGGGGTCGGGATAGTAAATGGGGTCAGCGTATTTATAAATGACACATATGATGAATATGCTGATAGCACAATTGTAAAATATCCGATTCCTGTCGCTGGTTGATATGGGGCATAATACCAGCAGTTTTCAACTGTAATGTAATTACCAACATTTACAATTAACCGTTGCCCCGCCCCATCAGACATGGACATATTTCGGAAAACAATCTGCTGTGGGCCAATAGCTGTAGCGGG